CATTGACCCACCTTTAGTTTTCTTCACCATATCTGAATCTTTCATTATAGACCCGTCTGGCATTTTATGATAGCCTTTAGGTACTTCACCACCGTTTCTCATGCGTCTACGGTTAGCGTTACCGCCCATCATCTCTTCAAAATTAGCTTTATTTAACATTATAAACCTTTAGTCCTAGTATCTGAATCTCTTACGTCTTTTAATATATCACGATAATCTTTACGCATACCTTCTTTTTCTTTTATTAAGGCTTGTTCTCTTTGTTGTGCTATTTTCATTTCTGCTATAGCTTCGGTTGATTGTTGTTTTAGTAAGTCAACTTCAGCTTTTAATTGATCGCTTTGTGATTTCTGTTCTATTTCAGCTTGTTTTAATTGTACTAACGGTTCTACTTGAGCGTTTTGCTGTGCTTGTATTAATGCCTGTTCTTGTCCTGTTACTTGTTGGGTAGCTTGTGCTGCTGCCGTTGCTATCTGGTTCATTACTTCTGGTGGCATTTCACCTTCACCCATTTGTGGTAACGGTTGACCTATAGCTTGTTCAATTTGTTGTCTATACTTCATAGCCTGATGTTCTTGTATATTAGCTTGAATTGTAACCGTGGCACTTTGGTTTTGTTGTACCATTGGGTTTTGTAAGAATGAACTATGACTAGCAATATATGCATCGTGGTTTTGGAAGACATACGCCTGTATGGGTTGTCCTGTTAGTGCTGCTTGTTGCTCTGTTATTGGGTCACGGGCTGGTACTTCCGCTTGAGGCGGTAGTAAAGCGTCTATGTTTTTAACTTCTAGAGCTTCGTACATACGTCTGTATGCTTCACGTAAATCATGTATTTCTGGTGCTGCTCTAGCCATTTCTAGTTCTTGTTGGGCTAACATTACCCTTTGTGCCATACTGAATATATTTGGGTCACTTACGGGCACTATATCAACTTTAGAGTCAAAATCAGTAGCTTTTATTTCTCTACTGGCTCCTGGTACTTCGTATGGGTAAACTGGTGGTAAACTTTTACTAAATATATTAGCTAGTAGCCTAAATTCTTTTTTCTGGGCATAATGCATACGTTTGTGTATAGCACTCATTACTTTACTGCCCCTTTCTAACATAGCGACTGTAGTACCTACTGGTAACTGTTGAGAGCCGATATCACCGACATTCATGTCCGCAATTGAAGCAAAACGTCTTCCAGAGTCAATAATTATGCCTAATAGTTGACTTAATACGTTACTAGGCTCTTTATAGGGCAAAGGCATCAATGCATCACGAATTACTCCGCCTGGAACGTCAACATCTCTAAATTCTCCTGGTCTAAGTGGCTCATCTTCGCCTTGGACTCTCATTCCACGTGCTTTAAAGCCTGCAGGGAGGTTACTTAGTGTACCAGCGTCTACTAATTGACGTAAAATCGCGGTTGCGGACTTAGTTAGTCCTCCAATCATGTGAATTAGCCCAAATCCGTAAAAACCTAGCCCTGGAAGGAATTTATAGTGTACAAAATACTCTTTTTTATTGAATAATTCGCTTTCTGCTTCCCAATTACGCCTTATTGACAGTATTTCACCCTGTTCTTCTAGTATTGTTACTACATAAGGCACAGCAAAACCATAATCATCAACTTCTGACAGCTCTAAATTGACGTGCATCTCTAAAACTGTGTATTCATCATAGTCTGTCATTGATGGAGATATGCCTTGTAGCTCATCCATCTTTTCTTTTGCTTCGTTATAGTCTACATCGGGGTTAGCTTCACCTATGTTTACGTTACGGTAAGTACCGTTTAGTTGTAATTTCTTTAAATCGTTGCCCGTCATGGTCATGGTGTGGGTAAAACGTGGGCTAGTTTCTAAATCTACGGTTTCATAGGCTACTACTAGGTTCTCAGCTTTAACTAAACGGCTAGTAGCCCTACCTAATAAGTTATCATAGTAGACTTTTTTAAATGCACTACCCGCTAAAGGTAGGTAAAACAGTAAACTATCCATTTCAGGGTCATATTCTTTCATGACTTCTGTTATTTGATAGTTCATAAATTCTTTAACACGCTGGTTTTGACTAGCTACTTCTGGGGTTTCTGCACCCATGACTCTAGTTTTTACTGGACCACCAGGAGGTAATAGTTCTTTATAAGACTGAGCCTGAAACTGGGTAACAGCTTCACTTAATAATGGGTGATGAACACCAGTGGCTCCAGGGAATGGTTCTTCCCTCTCTTCAGTTTTGATACCTAGTAGGTCTAAACCTTTACTAAAGGTATCAAGCCAATCTTGTCGAGATTCTTTGTCTGAATCATAAGCTTCTAAAAGTTCACTAGCTAATGTGGATAAGTCTGAGGAGTCTAGTGTCTCAGCAAGATTAGCCTGATGATCGGTAGCGGTTATTGATTCTGATTCAAACATAGGTATGACGTTGCCGTCGGGACCTATTTCAAAAGCAGAAGTCATATCGCCTTGTATATTCATTTCTTCGGGAAGCTGTACTTCCATCCCCATAGGTTCTTGGGGTGCCTGACCTTGAAGCATATCCATAATTTCTATGTCTATTGCGCCATTTTGGTCAGTGTTAAGTTGGTCTTTTTCTATAGCCATGGTTAATAATAACTTACTTTACGTTTGTAGTATAGTTCTTCTTCCTCCCAGTCGCTAGGTAATCTAACGAATCCACCTTGTCTAAACCTAAGCATAGCCTGAGTGGTTGAATCTACTAAGTCGTCGTGATCCCCAGCGGGAAAAACAGCACACTCCTCAATAACTTCGTTAGCCCATTTAGTATCTGGTGCCCATACCATACCCGACTCAAAAAGTGGGGTACTAGCGTTTACTCTAGCAATCTTATCATTTCCTTTACTAGGAGTAAAGTTCTGTACGGGAATACCTATGTTCCTAAGTTCTTGAGTGAGCGGTATACCACTAGCTTTATTCTCTATAATTACTACGTCAGGTGACCAATCGTGATATTGTTCTAGGGCTACGCCTTTTAGTTCAGGGAATGAGTATTTACCTTTTATACAATCTAGTAAAATTATGTGGGCTACTGTACCGTCGTATAGTTCTTCGCCTATGGTGCCTTCTGGGTAGAATACTCCCCATGTGGTAATAGCTGAATAGTCCGCTGATGAACTTTTTAAAAAAGCGGTATCGTAACTTTGAATAAGGTAATCGCACACGGGTGGTTTTTCTTTATCCCACTCCATCCACCATTCCCGCCTGATTAGTGCACCTTCTTCACTGGTTGGATTCTGCATGTATTGGGCGTGCCATTTAGGACCGCCACGTAAACTAGCTTTTACGCCTTCTAGTTCTTCTATTTTCCAGTACTCTGGCCATAAGGGTTTACCGCTAGGTAATATGGCTGGTAGTTCTATAACTTCCCATTGGTCAGCTTTAGGGTCACGGGCTGCATCTTTTAATAGTTTACCCGTAAGGTCGTTAATATTCCAGCGGGTCATAACTATAACAATAGCCCCTCCTGGCTGTAACCTTTGACGCGGACCACTAGTATACCAATCATAAGTATCTTCCATGGACTTTGGGTTCATGGCGTCTTGTTCAGAATGCGGGTCGTCAATAATAAACAAGTCCGCACCCCTACCCGCTAATGCACCACCAACACCAGCAGCATAATACTCGCCTTTTAGTTTAGGGTTGGCTTTATCTTGGGTTTCCCATTTACCTGCTGCTTTTGAGTCTGGGTTAATTAATACATCAGGGAAAACTTTTTGATAGTCTTCCGTTAACATTAAGTCCCTAATCTTACGACCAAACTTAACAGCTAGGTCTGCGGTGTGGGTCGCCTGAAGTATTTTCAGTGAGGGGTTACGACCCACAAGATACGCAGGAAAGTAGTGACTCGCGAACTCACTTTTAGTGTGACGCGGAGGCATATTGATTATTAAGCGTTTTATTTTACCTGTGGCTATACGGTCAAAAGCGTCAGCCATCTTTTTATGGTGAGCCCCGCCTATAAAACTTGGCCACTGGTTTTTAACAAAGTTCATAAAGCCACTTTGACAGCGTTCAACTTCTTCTATTTGTTCTAACCTTTCGGCTAGTTCTAGATGTTCTTTTAGTACCGACTCGGGTAGTTCAGTTAAATTAGAGTCCATAGTTCAACGGCATTAAACTAGCTACCCCACCATGTTTCATTCTAAACGTTTGAAAAGATGATTTTAATTCTGGGCTAAGTATTATCTTTAAATACTCTTGACCGTACTGGTCGGTGTATTCAGTAGGGTTAAGCTTTACTCCGTAATCTTGTTCAGTTTGTTTTATAGCTTTTTTATAAAAATCATTATAACTTTTAGCTCGATTTATACTTCTTTTATCAGGTTCGGCTTCTAATACTCTGACCCAATGATTGTCTTGGTTTTCTGATACACCTAAAAATTTACCATCCTTGTCATATTGAAGCTTAATGCCATCTTTATCTTTGTATTTTTTCACTATAAAAGGCACCATTTTAGGCGGTATTATATGCGTATCACCAGAAGGGGGTGCTAACGATCTGGCACCGTTAGGGAATAATGCGTATGGTGAATCGTTTTTGACCGCAGTTTGTAAATCTAATTTAAAACCGTCAGTAAACCAGTCTGCACTCCTAGGCAAGTTTATAGGTTTAATACTATCTACTAACCCTTGATTGTACTTAGCTAATACTCTTAATTCTCTCTGTTCTTGTCTATTTACTAATTCAGTAAAATCTTGTGCTGCTTGATAATATCCTGGGTCCCCTTCATTTAAAGAAGAGAGTGTACGTTTTTGTTCTGCGATATCTTCAGAATGTTTTTTCAAAAGCGTACCGAATTCTTGATTGAATTCGTCGAGTTTATTAGTATTCACTAAATGATTGTGTAACACCTCTCCATGTCCACTACTACTGATTCCTCTAGTTTTTAACATTTCACCTACTGCTTCAAAATCCCCAGAATTTATTCTAGCGTGTAATGATTCATCTCCTCTTAATGCTATATTATTAAATTCATATTGAAGATCTCCAAGATCAGTACCTGACACCCTCGAAGCCATCATTTTTTGATCTTTACCTAATCCATAAGCGTCACTTTGAGCTTCTTGTTTTACATATACGTTAGCATCTCCGTCTATATCTTCAATCGTATATCTTGAGTGCATGTATTTATTAGTTGTGGGTGATTCAATTTGCGGAATTTTTTTACCTAAAGCTAAATCATCATGACTTTTATTTACAAAACTTACTTTAGGGCTAGGTTCCTCAAGACTAGGTTTTTTACCGTAAATACGTCCGTCATCATACATATTAAATACACGTTCACCGTAAGTACGGGAAGTCTGTTCTGGAGAATTACCGACTGTGGTAGTTGGGCTGTCAAGGTCGTAAAGTGGTCTTCTAGTAGTAAAGTTTGAGTAACCTTTATTTGACTCCATTAAACTATTTAAGTTATAATACGCATGTGATTCTTGTATTTTAGGTGCGTTTTTCTGTAGTTCTTCCATTACGTCAGCTGGAGATGCTTTACCTTTAGCCATAAATTCAGGTGATATAAAGTCTTCTATTTGTCTATTTACGTTTTGGTTTACGTTACCTTTACCCGTGACCCCGTAACGTCTCATAGCTTGGAGTATGTTTTCTATGGGGAATAGTTTATTTCTATTTTTAGTAGTATACAAATCTGATTCAAATAAAGCTAGTTGGCTAGTCATTTGTGTATCATTGTCGCCGTACCTTAAAGGCATTAAGTTAGCAGTACTACGATAATTAGTTTCTGATGCGAGATCAGAATTCCATTTTTCTACGTCTTTTACTTCTTTAGGGCGGTCGGCGGTGTGCAGTATTTTATGTTCTAAACCTTTAGGAGTCGGGGCGGTTTTTACTGGCGGTGTAGTTATTGAACTCGCTCCTCTACTTGCTCCTGGTAAACCTACTGATGCTGCTGATATTAAACTGCCTAAAAACGGGCGACCCTCTTCTTGTAATTTTTTCCCTTCTAGGTAACCGAGTACGTTTCCTGGTCCAGGGGCAAAGGATAATACATTAGCTACGTCTTGTCCACTACGCATAGCGGAACGTTCATCTTCAAATACATAAGGCAGTTTTAATAAACCTTTACCTAGTAGATTACCAAATTTTTCAGTAGGTCCAGGTTCCACGGGGGAAACAAACTGTTCCGTGGGTTGTGTGTATTCTGGGTCGGTAGTCGAGCTCATGCGTTCAAGCATATCTTTATACTTCATGCTTTCTAGCATTTCGGTATAACCTAAGGGTAAAAATTTATTTTCCATTTAGCTTCATTTTATACTCTTTACGTGCTCTTAGTAAAGTTTCTTTATTCTGCATAATAATTGACGGCATAGGGGTTGAATAATGTTGGTCCACGGGGTGGCTCCAAAACCACATAGCTTCAGGGCGTTCGTCGTTTAGATCTTGGACTATGGACATTAGTTCCTCGCGAGGGGTTGAGGGGTGACACTTAAATAAAACTGCGTCGTAACGGTTTAAGGTTTGATATTGATTTTCTATGGACTGTGTGTCATAGTCTATGGTCAATAGTTTATTGTTGTCGTATGATTCAAGTGAGTGAGGACAGACGGGTTTTATGTATTCAAAATATTCTCTCATAGGCTTGCAAATTTTGCAAAAAATTTTAATAAGGAGTCCCTAATTCTAGCTTAGTCAAGGTCAAAAAGTAAAGTCTTGTTGTTATGAGCGTCTAAATGCGAGCTACGGCTAAACTCACACTATAACTGTAATAAGGGGGGTGGGGGGTGTTTCTGTGTGCCTGTGCCTGTGTCCCAGCTCTGCTGGGCTGTGTGTCCCCGATAGGGGAGCCCAGAACCCTAGCAGTTGGTCCTTCTTCTTGATAGTAAGTACTTACTTACGTGTGTGGTCGCCCGTTAGGGCGTGGTCTAGTCCCGCTAGGG